GCTCGAAACGGTGTGCAAACTGATGTATATTGGACTGATACCCTCAAGATGGAACGTCGGACTAAAGAAAAAGTTGCTGCCGGTAAGACCAGAGTTTTTTGTGCTGGACCAACTCATTTTACTTTAGCGTTTCGTCAGTACTTTTTAGGTTTTGCTGCTTGGTTGATGCATAATCGAAACGTTAACGAAATTTCACCAGGTACGAATTGCTATTCTGCTGACTGGGACGTGATTGCACGAAAAATTTTGTCCAAAGCAGGAGCAAATGGAGATGGTTGTACAGCAGGCGATTTTTCCAATTTCGATGGATCCCTTAACGCACAAATCCTTTGGTATATCTTAGATATGATCAATGAGTGGTACGATGATGGTGAAGAGAATGCGGCAATACGTCGAGGCCTATGGTTACACATTGTGAATGCTGTGCACTTAAATGGTCGCGTCGTATATCGCTGCACCCATTCCCAGCCTTCTGGTTGCCCACTCACGGCTATCCTAAATTCGATATATAACTCAATAGTGGTTCGCATAGTATTTCTCCTTTGTGCCAAAGCTGCCGGAAAACATGATTTTTGCAATATGGAAAAATTTAATGAATATGTGGCTATGGTGGCATATGGGGATGACAATCTCATTGCTATTTTAGAGGCTATTCGAGATTGGTTTAATCAAGAAACTATGACCGAAGCTTTTCTTCTCATTGGTCACATTTATACGGATGAAGCTAAAACTGGCAACATAGTGCACACGCGAAATTTGTCTGATTGTGCTTACCTGAAGCGTAAATTTGTATACTCGAAATTTGCCGCTCGACATACTGCTCCGTTAGACATGGATGTTATCTTAGAAATTCCCCAATGGACTAAGAAAGGCACTATTTCCGAGCAAATTCTGATCGATAATGTTGATTGCTGTATGCGTGAATTGTCGTTACATGAAAAACAAATTTACGATCATTACGCGACCATTATTCGAAAACAATGTATTAAGCATGGTGTACAATATAGGTTCAAGACCTTTGAAGAATACCAATCAGATGTGTTAGAAGTACCCCTTTTTGAAAATTCTAATGAAGAATACCATATTGTGCTAAACGACACGAAATTCTCCTGTGAAAACAAGGTCGCTCAATTTTATGTGGAAAAAGGTTTGATAACCCCTCGATTCATTGAAAGTATGCAACAACGAACTCACGTTAGCGGCTATCGACGAATTGACCATACGAACAAATTAGTACACCTTTGTTATGCCACTTTAAATAATCGAACATTTAACCGGTTCATTCGCTCTTTGGAAGATATACAAGACGAATTACCAGGACAGAAAATAGTAATTAGTGGATTGCAATTGGACGATTGGCAATTAAAAATTTTATCGTCTAAAACCCCATGGCTCAAATGTGATCTGTGATGTGTATATAAATTTCCTGGTCCTAAAACACATCAGCTGCTATTTGAGTAACAGGCGGACTATTTAGTCTTACCTTCTCAGGATGTCCTTGAGCAGCCCTCTAAAATCCAGAGACCCCAGGTGCCACCGAGTAGATTGAGTCGTCGTTCGGTGTAAGAAACTGACTTGCTGATTTTAATAATAAAACTAATGATAATACTATCAATGATCAAGAAATTGATCAGATCCAAATTACTCAACTGAAAGATGAGGGAATTAAAGAAGAATTACGCGCACCCGAAGTCGCAACTATGGACAATGAAGACATCATCCTTGGAACGACAAAAGAAAATAGGTATCACAGTATTCCTGATTTTCTTAATCGTTTCCATGTGATTGATCAATTCGATTGGACAGTAGCTGACGGCCGAGGAAAAGTGCTTAAAACATATCGCTTTCCTGATGTGTTAAATTCTATCACGTCGATTCGTAATAAATTTTTGAATTTTTACGGATTGCGTGCAGGAGTTCAACTCATCATCCAAGTGAATTCCCAACCCTTTCAAGCCGGAAATCTCTTAATTTCATTTTTACCAAATGCGCGTTACAATGATGTTAAGAGCGCAATCCATTCGAAGGACATTGAAGGAATAGTTTCAAGAACGGGCGCACCACGTGTCAATCTGGACCTTATGGACGGCACTCGCGTAGATATGTGTGTACCTTATGCTTCTCCGTTTGTTTTCTACAACTTGTTTACTCAAGAAGGAAACATAGGGGATTTTTATATAAGTGTATACTCTAAATTACGAGATGTAGTCGCCGCTGGGACCGTAACTGTCACTGTTGCCGCTCGATTCACTGATGTTGAACTTGCTTTCCCTATTGGCAGTGCTCTACCCACATCCAGTCAAATTCCCAAAATTGACGAATTGTCTGAATCCATTAGAGAAAAACCCACTAGAGAAAAATTGATGAATCTGAAAAATGAAACTGAAGACTTGCTTAAACGTATTGACGAAGGAAACTTCCAATTTCACATGAATACCGCAGCGTCCAGCTTTAAACAAAAAGCAGTTCCTCATATGGCCACCTCTAATGATGATGATCTCACACACATGCTTTCCACCCACTCAAATTCTTCCATAGCACCTTTGCAAATGGGTAATACTAGTGGCGACGATATGTCATTTAAAGAAATCTTATCTATCCCTTGTTACCACGGATCATTTTCCATAGATAACACTATGACTTCTGGCACTAACGTCTGGGCTAAATCAGTAGAACCTCTCGTCACTCCTGGCTTTGTTAACACTGATAACTCAGTTTCCGCAGATTATGTCAGCACAATTTCTCAATTATTTAGAAAATGGAGAGGATCCATAAAGTATAAATTCCGCGTAATTAAAACCAAGTACCATTCATTGAGAGTTCGTGTAACCTTTGCTCCCGGAATTACAGACGGCGTAGTCGATTTCATAGATAGGGATTCTTGTTATTCAGAAATTTTTGATTTGCGTGAAAATAATACTTGCGAATTTACTGTACCCTATGTGCATCCATTCCCTTGGTTAAACACAAAAACTAATTCACAACTCGATGGAAATACTTCCCTTGGATTTATTCTTTTCGATGTTCATAACCGTATGGTTAATCCTGCCACTGTAACCGATGACATAGATGTGATTGTGGAACGGTGTGCAGGCCCAGATTACGAATTGGCAGTTCCCACCTCATGTACCGCTTTTCCTTTCGACCCTGTCCCATCACAAGATGCTGGAAATGAGGAAGAAAATAAAGAGGATACAGGAGACTCCCCCCTTGATCGTGATCTTAGCAATTTGCAGTTCCAATCTCGTGACACTTGCAGGTACGTTAAGATTAATCGATCTTCAGCTCCCCGCTTTGAAAGCAATACAGTAACTGACGCAGCCCGTAGTTTATCCCTCGGTATGTTTAAGTTGCATAAATTGCCCTGGTATCAATATATTCCTGCGGCTATAGGTTGTGAGGTTATTGTGAAAAATGCAATAAACCTTTTTCAATCTTGGTTTACCCCTGTGGGATTATCCGAAGAAGAGGAGAAGAAAAATTTAGAAGAACTTGAAACATCCTTGGAAGATATCAATTTAAAATTTCAAATGAATAAACCTGATATCGACGAAGGATATGAATCAGGCGATTCCCCACCCGATCGTGACCTTAGTGATCTTAAGTTCGAATTCCAAATGAAAAGCTTCGAACAAGACACAGAAAGAGGAGGAAACGACGAAATGTGCATAACTCAACCCGCTATCGTGACTGATATGTCTAAATATTGCACAGGAAACCAAATTACCCATGTAAGTCAAATGATCAGTCGTTCGACATTACTAGCTACATTAGATCCTACTAATGCCACTGGTGGTATTCACTTAATGGCACACGCTTTTGGCACTTCTCGTGAAGACAGCACAGGAACTCTTCAGGTTACCGGACTCGATAATCTCAGTTACTTTGCATCTATGTACGCGTTTGCTAGAGGTGGTGTCAATTTTCGAATGCAAGCCACTGGTGCACCATATAAGGTTCTTGTAAACACAAATAATGATCTCATTGTTCCATCATCGTCAGACGAATATTCTATTTTCGAACAAGTCGATGATGATTTGACATCTAGCGAAAAAGTTAGAGCAGCAAATTTAATGCAACATGTTATCAATCCCGCCGTAGAAGGAGTAGGAGAATTTTCCATCCCTTTCTATAGCTCCACATTTTGTTATAGTGTAAATCCACGTTTTCTCTATGACCCTTCCAAGAGTGTAAGTCTATTAACTTTGCCTGATACACACACTCTTATAATACCTCAAGACCAGTTATCTAATATACAATTATACCGGAATGCAAATCCCGATTTTCAATTTAGCTATTTAACTGGTCCACCTCTACTGAGACTTTTCTAAAGAACATCCATAATACATGCAGTGTTATGCATTTATACATGAAAAATATATAGTATTAATTTATAGAGCTTTAGTATTATGTAAATATATTTTTAAGAGTGATTTCTAAGATAGTCTTTACGAAGAAAATCCAAAAACAATACAAAAATAAAACCCCTAAAAATTACATTTAAGGTTATATCCATAGTTTTTAAGATTTGATTCAGAAAAAGAAAAACCGCTACCCAAAAACAATATAAGAGATAATTAAAAATCCCTAAAAATATAGTTTTAAGGTTATACTCATAATTTTAAGTGTGTTTTCTTCCTAGCTCTTAAGCGCTAAATTGCTGCTTTTATCACCCTTTACTTTTCTGGAGGGGCATATATATCTTATTGTTTCATTAAGTACGCCCGTCCGGGGTTGTAGGTTTTTGTGTGTTTTCCTACTTTAGTACGTAACACTC